ATGTCTGTTCTTTACTTTCTCTTTCATTTCCATTCTATATGCCCTTACGGCGCCCTTTACTATACTAGGATATTCACCTAGATATGAACCTGCTTCTAAATCTTCTTTTGTTACAAGATGTTTGTGTGGGTGTTCAATAGTATCATAGTTTTCTAGTATGTGTTTTGCCAGTTTATCAAACTCATGGTCTGTTACAAGTGGTGCATCATCAACATAATATGCATATGCACACATTAAATATTTTGCAATTGGATTCTTCATAATTACAAGATACAATTTTTTGATACAAATGTCAAGACTTTTTTAAATGTTTTGAGTGAATTTTGCAACCGATGAACTCATTATAATATTCGTCAGATAGTAATACATCATATTGAAACTGTAACTTTGCTTCATAGTATGACATCTCACCTTTTGTTTTACAAAGATGTAGTATTACTCTTTCATACTCCGAGTAGTTGTTCTGTACTTTTTCTTGGAGTTCTTTGTTTGATCCATAATATTCTCGCCAGTTTGATTCAACTCTGGTTTTAATTTTTCTAGGTCGTTTGCTATTTTTAGGAAGAGTTTTTGGAGACCAGAAATTCTTTTTACCAATATACTTCTTGCCCGTGGCGAGTTCTGTAATTTGATACACAAATCCCTGATAGTCTTTGGGTGTTTCATTGAATTCTTTATCATTATATAACCACATACATTTATTTAGTCAAGGTCCTTATCTAAAAAATGTGAGATGTATTCTTCGTCAACTAATACAGCATATGCTTCAGACCCACAACAAGGACAATATTCAGGTTGATGAGATACCTGAACAAAACAAATGATTCCACATTCATCACATTCTAGTTGGTATTCGTCTAAACCACTGCTCATCTCTAATCCTTTCTAATATCTCTTGTTTTCGTTCATCAGTTGCTCTTATCCATTCCTTAATTTCTTCTCTACTTCTACCACACCCTATACAATATCCGACATTGTTTAATACACATATTTGTTTACAAGGGGAAGGTATTCTAGAAGTCGATTTCACAAGCGCCTCCAGCACAAGCGGCCGCACCTATCGTATCTATTTCAGTATATTTCTTTTCTCTTACATCTTCTAACCAGTTAATCTCTTTTAGATTATCTTGTATCTTATTCCATTTATGTAAAAGATAGGCGTCTTTCAAACAATATTCTGCTTGTTTAATATTACCATCTGTATAATTTTCTGCAAATTGTTTAAATCTTCGAACCCAATCTCGTTTAAGTGCATTGTTAGTTGATTCCTCACTTATGTTTTCACCAAAACCTTGTGCAGTAGAACAGGCATCCCATAGATTTTTAAAACATTTTAATGCATCTACAACCATACCAGAAGCAAAGATGGCCGCATTACCATATTTGTTCACCATCTGTTTTGCTGTTATAACTGCAGTATTCGGTGCTTGATTAAAGTCTTTATCACCTGTTGCCGCCAAGAATGAGATACCAGAGAAGAAGTATCTATTATCAAATACATATTTCTCTACTCTATCCCAGTCATCAACAATAATTGTATTTGATACATTGTGTCGTATACCTTCGTCTGCACATAAATCTTCGTTTGTACCTGCAACAACCCAATGTTGTTGTGCCCTTTTCACTAACTCTAAATGGTCAATACCAAGTAGGTCATCTTTATAATAAGAACCTTTCTTAGGTAATATAGGGAATGAAACAACAACATCTGTACCACCTGCAGACCATACACTTTCTTCTACCATATATGGATTAGATTGCATAATTGCTTGAGTTATTTCAGACTCTTTGTTCATCTGTACATTTCTTATATACATTGGACTGTGTTCTGCATGTATACCACTTGCAGTTTGTAACAATACAGATGCATTACCACTTGGTTTTACACATGTTGTTCTTGCCGCAGGATTGATACCGATAATCTCTGCAACTTCTTTGTTTACTTTTTTCACTATCTCTGCACCCTTTTTCAGAATCTTTTCGTTAAAGAGAATTTCTGGATTGTTCATAAATCCAGTAATTGACACACCTAGTAGTGCTTCTCTATCGAATATCTGTTTAGATACATCAGATAAAAATTTAAAGTTTGTGTACCCTGCTTGTAGGGTACCGAGGATAGAAGCCGCGCGGCAGGCCTTGTAAAAATCTTCCTCGGTATTGCACATGCCCCCGTTGATTTCAGTTAAGTTACAACCTTGCCAACCTGACTTGCCATTGATTTGAGGAAACATTCCTATCTCAACGCAAGGGTTAGTCGTATGTTCTTTTGACTGAACGAAGACAAATCCTGGTTCTCCGAATTGTTTAACAGATTCCATTATTTTATGAAACTGTTCTTCACTTGCTTCATCACGAACAATTACGGCAGAGTTATTAGACCTTCCTCTTTGAGGATTATCAACAAACCAATTACCTGTTTTAGCAGTCATCATTTCTTCGTCATCTGCAGAGAATAAACATATCGTTGCAGACCTACGAACACCACCACTTAATACTGCGTCTGCGGCATGCATAGCAATATCATATACATTAATAGGTTTTACTGATTGTGGGTCTTTTGAATCTAGTACAATACCTTGAAGAAGGTACTCAATTCTATCAAGTGCCCTTCTTAATCCATCTGGACCAGGTGCTTTAAATCCTCCTGATATCTTAGCACCTTTTGGTCTTATTTGTGTCAAGTCAAAGAATACTCTACGACCTTCGTACTCTGGGTATTTACCACCACCTACGAAGAAAGAGGACATAAGAACATCTAGTGCAGATGCCCAACCCTCTATAGAGTCTTCAACTATAAATCCTTTTGCTTGTTTCGTTCTATTTTGTATTTTAGGGAGTTTCGCAACGTGATGTTTCTGTACAGAGAAACCAGCACCTGCACCACATAATAGTATATAAAATATTTCACCAAAGAATTCTGGTCTGTCAACATATGTAGATGTACAGTTGTACATTTTCATTTCGTGTTTGAGTAGTTGACTACCACCAAACTGTAATGCCCTTTGAGCACCTAGAACTCTTTGTTCTTTATATGCTTGTTTTGCCTCTTCTAGATACGGTGCCAAACCATTATCTTTTTCTTTATAATAGTTTGTATGCATATCAATCACTCTGTCAACTGCTTCTTCCCAAGTTTCGTATCGTTCTTCTAAATCTTTGTATCTTGAATAACCTTCATAAAATTTTGTTTGGGATAAAAACTCTCGTGTGTCAACAGGTTGTGCTGGCATTATGTACTCCTATAATTTGGGTGATTGAACGAACTAGTAATATATATACTTTTCTAATTTTCTGATTCTAGATATTTAACAAACTCTTCTTCTATTTCCCATTTGTGGTCGCTAACAAACTCATAAAGGTATTCGTAAAAAATATCAGAAGATACATCATCAATCCAATCGCCTTCATCTTCGTCCCATTTACCTTTAAGTTCTTCATTTCTTTCGATTATCAATTCTCTCATTTCGTCCCAGTCAACTTCTCTGTAGTCTTCTAGTTCAGAACCAAGATATGCATTGCAACCATAGAAGTTAGGTCCTTCATCTTCATATGTAATCGTTGATATCATATTAGGATCTAAAGGTGCTAGTTCTTCTTCTAGTAACTTTTGTAGTCCTTCAATTGGGGCACCCCAAGCAGAAACACCAACACAAGAAAATTCGTCATAGTCTTCTATGTAGTTCCATTTAGGACCTATGTTGTTTACTGTCCATTCAAAGTCTTTGACTTCTTCTGAATTACTTAAATCTTCTTTGAGAAATAAATCGCCGAACCACAGACCGTTGTCGCCATCTTCTTTTGTAAGTTTACTTGTTAGTTCAGACCATCTCTTTTTGGCCTTGTCGTTCATTCTATAAAATGATATTGTCCAATTCACATTATTTGCCATAATATACTCCTTCAATTTTGTTTATTATTCTATCAATTTAATCATACTTTGTCAAGATTTAATCTGTATCTTTTCATCTTTGCATCATTTTCATTATGATTTATTCCACATCTTTTTCTACATATTTCAGGTGGATTTGTTTTAATTCTTTGCTCTATAATTTTCCAATTATCTGATTCTAATATATTCGTAATATCGTTTTCTTTTAAATTTAATTTAACATCAAATAATTCTTCTAAACCTTTATTTTGTGTATTTAACCAACAACAAGGTAATAAATTTCCTGTAGATGAATAGTATTGAGGTGTTCTATTTGTTAAACATCTCGGTTGTATTTCAATATCATAATCATATTTTATTTTAAAATTATTTCCTTCTGTATCAGTAGATGTTTCTAATATTTGAAATACTATACCGTTTTCTTTTGCAATCTTATAAGCATCTAGTAAATTATCCTCATTATAATCAAAAACAATATATTGCCATTCAACATACATTCCAAGTTTCTTTGCTTCTAACATTCTTTCAAATAAGAATTGACCGTCTTGACCTTTTCGATATATATGACTTTGTTCAGGTAATCCATCTATACCAAATATCCATTTTGCATCAAGATTAGAGGCAAATGCTTCATCATAAACTTTTTTTAATTTATGATTTGCCGCTGTATGTACTTGGACAACTTTGTTTTTGTCCTTACACATTTTCAACATTTGATTTAATTTTGTATGAAAAATAGGGTCTGACTGACCGCCGCATAGAAGTATTTCATCATAATAATCTACAATCTTTTCAAATTCTTGTAGAGTTATTTCATTTTTTATTATAGTATAATCTTCGTTTTGCCTAATACAACCTCCACACTTTAAAGTGCATTTGTGTGTCGTATCGACATTAATACTTTTTGAAGTGTAATTAGTCTTTGTATTCGTGGTCGAGTCTAGGACAGTTTTTTTCAACATAATATAATCGTTCTTCTAATTCATCTATTTTCTTTGTAACGTGTGGGTACTTCTTACGCCACGCATCATCTGGTTGTTCTAACCATGTTAGACCCCAACGTGCAACAAGATAATCTAATATCATATCTATCTTGGCGTAACACCAAAGTCCTGCTCGTGTACCTTTAAAGTATGTGAGAAATACTGCACCTGCAAGGGCACCACCTATACCAGTATATATCCAAAGTGTGTCTGCGAATAATCTGCTTATCATAGTGTTACTAATCCCTCACTAATAAGTCTTTCTCTATTCTTCATATGTTGGTCTTGTATATCATCTTTACTTTGACCCTCATACGCAACACCATGACCTTCTGCAATTAGTTGATTGACAACTGTTGTTTGTTTATAGGTAAAGTCACCGAGTATTCTACCAAACTTACCTTTCATGTCTTGACCATCTTTGTCTGCGTAAGTTTTGAGAATAACTCTTTCACCTTTACCAAGCATTGTTTTGAGTCTAGTCTTTGCGGCCAAACCAAATTTCTTTTCAACTAAATCTTTTGTTCTTGATTCTGGTGTATCAATACCTTTGAGTCTGACTCTTTCGTTTCTTAACCAGATACCAAAACCCAAATCAATATTTACATCAACAGTATCGCCATCAACAACTTTTATTACTTCGCATTTATATTTGTACATCTTTATCTTTCGTATGATTGACATAGTTTACCATACTATGGTCCATGACAGGGTCTAGTAAACCATCTCTGTAACCTCTGAATCTATCTTTGATTCTTTGCCATGGTGTTAGTTTTCTGATATTACCATAATGATTGATGTATATTAATTCACCATGATGACGATAGAACATAAATCTAGGTGGAACTCTTGTAACAATGTCATTGTTGTTAACAACTCTGAAATGTTTTGTGTATAATCCCTTTACGAACTTTCTTGTACCAACTCTTGGTGAACCAAAAGTATATAATGCCCATACTCTTGTTTGCATACGAGCAGTTGCAAGTGTTGCCATAGCGGCACCAAGTGAATGACCACATACATATATTCTTGAATTAGGAAACTCTTCTAGAGTCTTTTCTATTTCAGGCCAAACTTTATCGAGTTCGCCACGAAATCCTCTATGTACTAATCCTTTATCATTAAATGATTTCCTAGGAAATGCTTTGAGGTCTGCAAGTATATCAGATATTTCATCAGGTTCTGTACCTCTAAAACAAAGAACGGTAATGTTTTCTTTTGTTTTTCTGATAATATGACATTGAGCACCATCTATATCTTTCAATACATGAAAGTCATATCCTAGGTCTCTGTATGCCTGTAGTGCTTCTTTACCATCTAAGTATGCGGCCTTTGCCAGTTCAGCAAAGTGATTAATTGTTGATAGTTTCATTGGTTGGTGTACCCTTAGTGTTAGATTCATCAGTCAATGCCTCTTCATAATAAACAATAATCTCGTCTTGTTGTCCTATAAACCTTTTCAACTCAGCAATGTTGAGTGCAAGGTTCTCGTAATCTTTCATACTTAATACAGTAAAGGCAACATCACCATACTGTTGTTCAAATTCTATTAAGAATTCTTCTAAATTATCTTTTGTAACGACACGAACTCTCGTATCAATTAACTGTAGTGGTTTCGGTCTCGACACCACTGGTACTTGAAGTTTCTCCACTTTCGTCACTACTTCCGTTTTTACCTCTTGCGGCCTCCATGTCGAGCAACCACTGAGGCTTATCATAAGTATTAGTATTACCAGTATCTGCCATGAACTCACGCCAAAGTTTCGCTGTAGCACCATTCATTCTTCCTTCTAAAGATTGGGCATCTTTCAATGCTTCAAGTACAAGATTTAAGTTCGCAAACTTACCTCTTAACTCATCACCATATGCTTCTGCCTTTTGTAGTTTGTTTTGTAAAACATTATTTAGTTCTGCGAATTTCTTATTCTCACTTTGAACTAATTCTAAACTCTCATTAGCAATATCAACTGCGACTTCTAATTGAGCATTGTTCTCTCTTAATGTCGCAATAGTTGCCTGTGTTGTGTCATAGTAGTATTTGGCGGCATATCCTACACCTGCAAGAATACCTGCCAATAACAAAAAGAAATATACTTTAATCATAATTACCTTTCTACATCATTCAAATATGTTTTAAACCTTCTTAATACATCAGGTCTTTTTTTCTTTCTTCTGTCCATTACATTTGTTGTTGTAAATGCAGGTCCCATTGCCGTCTGTGCAGGATTAGGAATAGAACCAGTGTTTGTTGCAGGTGCATCTTCACCTAATTTAGCAGTTGCCAAATCTTTAGCAACGTGTTTAGAAAGTTTTATTTTTTTCTGTGAAAACTTTTCACCTGAATCAGGATATGCTTTACCTACTCCTTCAGGACCATGAGTTCCCTCTATGTCTAAAGTTTTCGGATAATTTTTATCACCAGGTTTTAATTTAGGTTTACCTGCTTTTCTTCTTTTTCTTATGTTGTCCCATAAACTCATCTGTTTAACTCGCTTAATGTTACATATATTGGTTGATTACTATTTATGTGTATTGCTTCGTAGACATCAAGACCAAATATATCCCCAATAGGATAACAGTCTTCATTAACTCTAATCTTATCATTCTTTTTAACAATTTCTTCAAATGATGTATTGACAATCTTGTCATTCTTTACAGTATATACCCCTGGGGATAACATTTTATTTTCTGTTACAAACCATTGAGTATTCTCTGCCATAAAGTCAAGAGTATCAATATTAAATTTCTTTAAAATCTTTTCTATGTTCTTTTCGTGTACGCCATAATTTTCTCTCATCAATAATAGACCAGCGGCCAAGTTAGCAAGTGTTCTTTCGCCACCTGTTACTTTTGCAATCAGTCTTTTGATATTAAAAACAACTCTTACAAATAAAGTATAGGCGTCTTTCTTTTCTGGTGTGTCTAACTTAACATCTCTCTGTCTTTTACCATCTTTGTCAATAAGACCAAGTTCAAACGCCTTCGACTTATCGAATGGTTGTATCAACAATTTCATAAATCTAATTGTGTAGGCAAAGTCTGCGGCCCTTTTTATTACACTCGGCATAGTATTTTCCTATATTACTCTATTTATATTTTTCTTAATATATCTACTATCTTTTTATCAAGATATACTTCTGGATATTCATCTTCTTTTATGTATTTAAGAAACAGTAAAAAAGGTTTTACTACTTTCCATTGCTCTTTGTCAAGTCTAAACTCTAACATAGTTACTGCAGGTTTAACGCCAAAAACATTTGACAATATAATTAGATGATTGAGAATTAGTCTGTATGCAAGTTTACCTGTTGTCAAATATCTGTTTGATAATCGTTTAAGATATATGAAACGATTCAAATCTTCATAGAATTCTTCTATGTCAGTAAATGTAGGATTATAATAGTTTTTTGCGGCGTAAAGAAATAAATTCTCTTCATTCAATTTTGTAATCATAATATTATCTATAAGAGATTATTCTTTCTTTTTTCTTTTCCTAGTAGTTTTTTTAGTAGCAGTGGTAGTTTCTGTGAGAACTTCAACGACAGGTTGAACTGTAGAGTCTGTCATAGTTGAAGCAATATACTCATCAATATCTTTTTGAGATAGTTTTCTGACTGAAAGTATTTCTCGTGTCCGAGGATTGCGCCAACCGATTGGAGTCGGTTGGGCATCTTTACAATATGGAGGGGGTTTAATCATAATATCTTATATCAGTCCTTTTTCTTTTTTCCTTAGTGCATATTTATCTACGGCAGACAAACCACTACTTCTACTTGTATTAGTTGGAGTGCCACTACTGCTGTATTTATTTTTTTTCATATCTCGGTTACTAATATTTTTTTGATTACCAGTTGGAGTTGTTGTAGTCCCGGAAACAGCATTAGATGTTGTAGTCCCAGTTGTCATTTTATTTTTCTTAGTTTTAGATGAACCACTTGAACTAGAAGTTTTAGATTTAGAACTACTTGAATCAGTATTACCTTTCTTTAAGTTTGCTATGTCTTTTTTTAAACTTGTTTGTTTCTCTGGTCCAGTCTTTTTTATATACTCTAAATCATCTTTCTTCTTTTGTAGTTTGTCAGTTGCTTTTTGTGATTTATATCTCTTATTAGCAATACTGCCTCTCCAATTTCCTTCTTTATCTTTCGCAACAAATTTACCGACTTTGTAACCAGTTTTTGCAATTGCTTTAGCACCTTTATAAGCACCTTTTACTGCACTAGTTGCGGTTTTTATACCAAGAATTTCATCAACTTGTTGACGACTCTCTCTTATCTCTTGAATAGATTTCATAATTACCTACTGATAATGATTTATGTGTGGTTTAGTATGATGCCAATTCATTTTTGCGTGGTAACCATTAACACTAAGATGAGGAGCATCTTTGCTTTGGTCATCTGGGTGTCCACTATCATGATGATGAGCAAGTGAAAAAGCCCTTGCCGTTTCACCAGAGGCACTACCTGCTGATGATTTATACTGTGATGAATTAACTCCATGTTTCCTTAAATCATCTGCCGCAGATTTATGTGCTTCAGCGGCCGAATTATGTTCATCTGCTGCCCAACTGTGGCCTTTTGAATGGTCAGGATGGCTAGTTTTAGTGCCTTCTGCCTCTCTTTTATGTGCGGCAGCCATTGCTTCATGGTCGATTTGGTTTTGTTTATGCCTATGTAAAGCATTATCATGTGCTTCAGCATCGCTCATTGCTTCATTAATATTTTCTTTTTCACCTAACACCATTCTAAATGCATCAGATAGTTTTTTCATTGAAGCAAGTGGTGATAGTTCTTCCTTAAAACCATCTGCACTTAAATCTTTACGACCTTTTTGAGATTCGTCTGAAACTTTGTTGATGATGTTTTTGTCACCCTTTTTGCTATCATTAGGTCTTGCTTTACCATTAGGTCCTGCTCTTTCTGCCCTAGAAGCATCATCATGACCTTTTCTATCATCATCTCTCATTTCAGCACCAGTTTCAATATCTTTTTTCATTTGTTTTGCTCCTGCTCCTTTTAAATTATCTTCAGGTTTTTCTGCTTTATCTTTATGTGGTGTATGATTTTCTTTTTCAAAAAGACTTAATAACTTACTTTTAATAGAAGTTGATTCAATTCTTCTTTCTGCGTCTTTGTTAGCAACTTGTTTGTCAGTAGGAACCATACGAACTCTTCTTTTACCATCTGGTGCGAGATACATTTCTGGTTTTTTATCAGCAGAATTCATTGTTGCTTCCTGTTTTGATTCTGATTTTTTCATGTTATCTACTTTAGGATTCATTTCGACTTCGTTGTCGTTATTACCGTTTTTCTTTTTCATATTTTTAGTAATTGCTTTTCTTCTTAAATGAAGATATTCATCAGACTTATCTGTATCACCATCATTGTCAATGTCTTTGTCTTTTCTGTCTGCGAATTTCTTTTTAAGTGCTTTAGGTTGAACTTTGTCCATACCCTCACCATCATCAGACACGTTATTCGTGTTATCTTCTTTGTAAATTTTAGATATTCTTTTCACCATTGCATCAAATTTTTTAGGGTCTTTATCATGTGTTTTTTGCACACTATCAACACCACCTCGCATTATTAAGCCATCAACTGCTTTTTGTTCTTTACCCTTATATTTCTTTCTAACATCTTCGTCTAGTTCAACTTCTTCTTTCTTCATACGCTTTTTCCACATATAGTCTTTTACGACTTTACGGATTTCGTCTGTATTAGTTGTACGTTTGTTAGCAAACATACCAACGATAACGTCCATAGACTTACCGTCATTAACTGCTTTTTGAATTGCTTTGACGTTTACTTCATTAATCTTTGTTTTTTCAAGTATGCCTTTTAAACTCTCTAAGTTCATCTATATGTACCCCCTACATAAAAATATTTGTTGTTATTGCTCCTGCGACCGCTATTAATACGACCCAGAATAACTTCTGTATAAAACTAACAGTCCTTTGATTCTCAAGAACAACTCTTTCGATATCATCTATCTTTCTTGATAAACGATTTGTTCTTTCCATAGAGTTCTGTTGGTTCTCATGTAAAGAAGTTATCTTTTCTTCAGCACGAGCGAGAGATACCATAGCATCGGCGAGTTTGTCTAATTTATCTTCTATACGTGTCAGTCGAGTATTAGTCGTTTCTGCCATGTCATCTTTCCCATTTAATTAAATTATAGTTTAAATTACAGTATTATTTATATAAATTAATTTCCTGCTAGAGGATTATCTAGTGCCCTTTGTATCTTTTTATTAAGATTTTCGTCTAGATTATTCATTTGACCCTCTACCTTTGTTTCAAATCTGTCAATTTTTTCTGACATTTTTAAATCAAATGTATTTAGTAGGTCTCTTACTGTATCAACATTACCTCTATTACGTTCATCTTGTTTATCCATCATATCTTGCACTTTAGCAACATCTTCTCTTAGTTCCATTTTGATATCATGCATATCACCTTGTAATTGACCAGTCATTTCTTTAAGACTATTTACTTGTGTTGTAACTACTTCATTCATAGCACCATCAACTTCTTTTAGTGCTTTGAATTCTTCTTCTATTAATTTTAGTTCTGAAGTAACCATTACCATGTGTTCTTCTACTTCTACAAAGTCACCTAGAAATGCTTCCATACTTTGAAATGTATTCCACATAGTAAACATTACATATAATGCTCCTATGAAAGAACTTATTCCTGCCAATGTTGCACCTAGTGTAACTGGTGTGAATTTAAAACCAAGGATATTCATCTTTGATTCTTTTAAGTTTTCAAACTTTTCTACTGTTTTATCCAAGTCTGCCATTTTATTCTCCTATTGAAATTGTAAATCAACTAATTGTTGATGTAATAGTTGTTGTGCGAGGTTGTTACGAGAACTTCCATCTTTTAGTTGTGTAGGTACATAAAATGGTACATCTGGATAATATCCATCAGGTATAATCAAACCTTTATAGTCATTAAATCCTGGCACATAATTGATAAATGATACTAACTGCGCCTGTGCCATAATCTGTGCTTCAATTGATTCAGCAATAGCAAGTGCTTCTGTCAATTGTGTCGCTTTTCGCTGTAGTATCTCTTTCATTTTCTTCTTCTTTGCTAATTCTTTATTATCTTCAGAATCTTTAGAATCGCTTTCACTTTCATCTTCAGCATCAACCAACTCCACTTCAGCATCAGAATCTTCGCTTTCGCTATCCATATTATCAGTTTCCATATCTTCTTCATTTGGTTCCTCTTCGGTTATTTCTTCTTCTGTTGGTTCTTCTTCCAACGGTTCTTCTTCTATTGTTTCTTCTTCAACAACTTCTTCCATTGGTTCTTCAACCATTTCTTCTTCTATTGGTTCATCTAAAGTTGTTTCAAATTCTGCTTCAAACTCTTCTTCCATTTGTTGAAGTTCCATTTCTATTTCTGCTTCTAGTGATTCTTCAAATGTTGATTCAGGAACAGATGTGTCCATTGTCATATCATAACTATCAAAATTATCAAATGACATAGTGTCAAAAGAATCAATAGTTGTTTCTTCAACTGGTGTATTGTCAACTACTTCTTCTGTTGTTGTATCAGTTGAAAAAGTGTCCATAGTATATGTATTTAAAGTATCTGTTGTATCGTATGATGATGTATCAAAATTATCGTATATATCAAATGATGCATCAGCATAGTCTGTTGTATCTGTATATGTTTCAGTAGTATATCCAGGGCAACCTGTATCGTATTGTGGGTCAGCGGCACAATAACTATCATACATTAATTCAGCATATGCATCTGCATATCCATCACAATTAGGACTGATTAGTGGATTAGCGGCACAAGCATCAGTCAAATTAAAATTAACTATCTTTACATCTGGATTTGTTTGTGATACAATACCTTCTATTTGACCTATCCAACTCATATCATAGTTAGAAGTTTGAGAAGATTCATAATATTCAAATTGTTGTACTTTACCATTATCTAAATCACCAGTCATAGCAATTGTTAAAGAATGGTCTCTTACATCAATATCAAAATAGTGTATCTCTACAGCATTTTGGTCATCAATCTGTACACCAAAAGTATTGTTATATGTACTGTTGTAATATTCAGATATGTTTCGCCAATAGTATCTTAATGTATCGAAATCGCCATCATTGTTCGTATCAATTTTACGAGTAAAGAATCCTGTATCATTTACACCATCGCCATCTATATCTCTATTAATATTAATTAAGTCAGTCCATAGTGCGGAGATAGAATAACTAATAAATGGTATATTATTGTAACTAGTAGAACCTTGTGAAGAATAATAGTTTTGACCAGTATAATCACCAGACAATATGCCTTCGATATCCTCACCGCTACAACAGAAATTGCTTTGATAAGGATTATTATTAACTGCCAAAAAAGATATGACACCATTACTATGCATGAATGATGTTATAAATGTTTTGTCGCTAATAGTAAAATCAAAAGGTATGTCTACTTGAGCATATCCGTCATCAGAAATATTGTATGAAGTTACATCATCATCTTTTTGAGGATTGATGAACTCACCACTATTTTCATCTAACTGACAAGAAGAATACCATGGAGTAGCATCACAATCAATACCATACTGATTTACTTCAGACTTGGAGTCTTTAACTACAAGAAATAAAACAAGTATTATGTAAAGTATTGAGAATAATCCTGGTCGCCATGTCATTTGTTACTCTTATTCGACCAGTCTTTTTTCACAGGTTCTGCTACGTATCCAGGAATTCTTTCAGGATTTGCTTCCCATAATGCCTTTGCTTCTTCTCCTATTTTACCTTCATAAGGACATGGTGTCCCTGCCATAACCATAGCATGCCAAACTCTTTCATCTTGACAGAGAATTGATACTGCCGCTACCTTCATACCCATATCATAAGTAGTCTTAGCAAGTTTCAGTCTTTCACAGTTTTTGTCTATAATAGTTACACCTTTTGATATACCAAGTATTTGAGTTTGTAATGCTCCAGACTCTCCTGTTACACAGAGGTCACTATTAGTCGCATTGATACTTGGGGATATCGCACTAGGTGGTGGACTATTTACAGTAGACTTAACTGTTGCGTCTGACTTACTTGTAGTGCTTACTGTAGATTCACTTGTTGATTCAGTAACAACAGGTTCAGCAAAAACAACATAGGAATATGTTGCAATTATACCGAGTACTATTAGTGCTATTGTTTGTTTTTTGAGTGTATTTATCATACACTTATTTATAAAAATAGAGTTATTTATTATTTAAATAATTCTTCATCTAAAATATTTCTTTGACTACCAATTAATTTATCAGTATATTTTTTCATAGCATGAACTTTACCTATTCTGCTTCCTACATAAAAATTATTATCTTTATCAATATTTCTCACAATTGTAACAATGTCTTTTGCATATAAGTTTGGAACAAGGTGACACATAGGTATATACATTGTATATGTTAAATCTGTAAAATGTTTTCTATCATACACACTTGAAAATTCTGCGGCAACATTATGTTGACTTAAATTTCTAAAATCTATTTTTGTGTGTTCAGCATAATATTGAACATAATATTTAATTTTTTCTTGCCAGTTACTAAATAATTTTTTTAAACTTTTTGAGTTAGAAATCCAGAATTTATCATCTACTTTTGTTCCACCTAATGAAGAATGTACTATATAAGGTGTAAAAATAAAACTATCTGGTCTCAAGTCATCTTCTGAAGTACCATGTTTTCTTTTAGAAGTATATTCTAAAAATTTATTGACTAGTTTTTCATATGCAAAATCTTTTTTTCTATGAAAAAGTAAATCAGTTCTTAATACAAAAACTATATCATAATTTTTATTTTTTAATGTATCTACACCTAATGCTTTGCTTATCGTTTGTGCAAACTTTATATAAAAAGTATCTTTTTGTATACCATGTTCTTTTACTTTATTCCACAAAGAATCAATTATACTATAATCATATAAATCACATTTAATATTATCATTTTTTACTAGTGTGTTTTTTAAATCTTCACCTACATCAAATACTTTGTATTTATTTGTGTTTCTCTTTCTATCATTATTTTCAGGATAAATACTTGTATATTCAAAATATTTATTCCATATACAATAATGTATATCTACTTGTGCATCTAAAAAAGTTTTAATTCTTGAAATAAAAGACTCGTGTTCAGATAAAGTTTCTTCAACCATTCTTGGTTGACCAAAGTAGAGAAATAATATTTTTAATTGTTTTTCCATATCTTCAATACCAAATCGCCTTCACCTTTTATTAATCTATGATAAGTCATCTTTGGTACATGAAAGAGTTTGCCTGGAAGTAAGTCAAAAGGCATTTTATCATCAAACTGAAATTGCCAACCACTGCCTTCTATGACAGCAATTTCTCTATCTTCTCTATCACGGTGCCATACTAATTCGTCATCATCTACATATGACCTAAAGACTCGTATTCCATCTTTTAAGTCAACATAAGGTTTTGTGTCTACCAAAAGAAATTCCCTCCGCCTGATAATCCTAATTGTTTCGCATATCTAGGCATATTACATGCCCAGTACCCAGGTTTAGTTCTGTCTTTTTTATCAGAACAATTGTGTCTTGCCGCAAAACTTTTTCTTGCTTCTGGGTCATTCATTTTATTTTTAAGTCCTGTAGTATCACCCCATGATACTTTTTTAACATTACCAGAACTTGGGTCTTTCACATATACATAATATTTTTTAGGTCCACCAGACTTCGGTCTGTTTAGTTCTACATCTTTACCATCTGATTCTGCTTCCATCATAGGTGAGTCAAGAGGAACTTTATTTCCTTCGTACTCTGCAAATTCACCTATGTCTGTATTCTCTATCAGATGTTTATCTGTTCCTGTAAGTGCAATCTTACCTTCATTGTGTAAGTATCGTACTTCGTTAAATAAACTATAATACTTTGATGAACCAACTCTGAATAGTTCACCAAGTGTAATACCATTGTCTATATGATATTGTATTTCTGCACTTTCGTAATGTGATTTAAATTTTAACACTATTTCACCTTTAAAATTGCCTTTTTAATATCAGCGATTGTTGTTGAGTCATTGACTCTTAACACTACAGAATCGCCTAAGATTAATTCTTCACCGTCCATGTATAATGCCCTATCAAATCTAGGTCTTTTATTTAGATGGGCAATTACTTGTCTATCTTTCTGTAATGTTTTAATAATAGTTTCTACTGGATTTTTTTCTCTTGCAAAATCTTTTATCTTACTTCTATCTGAAAAAGTTGCTTCAAGAATGTCCTTTGCTTGCCTTCTTAATGATAGCAGATTTGATATTACATTCTCTTTTACTTCATCATCATCTTCATCTGCTTCATTTTCTGCCTCTAGATAATCTCTAACAGTATCGAGATAATCTGCGGCCTTTGTAATTTTTGCTTGACACCATTCAGGTAGATTTGTTTCATCATCTAACATTTCAATAATATCTTCTGCGGCATCCAAGATTGTTTCTAAATCATTTATTGCCATTTCGCCTTCGTAATCGTATTCGCCAGCATCAGAGGCGTCTTTAGGACCAATTGCTTCTTCTATTTCTTTACCTGATAACTTATCACGAAATACTTTACGAACATCTGCTTGTGTAATTCTTTCAACAGATTGTATTGCGTCTGGACTTTTAAACATCTTTCTTAAGTTTGATTTGATTAAACCTGCAGAACTACCATCAAGATACATAGTAGGAAGTCCTTCAATTTTAACAGCAAAAGTCATTTCTTGTATATTAACATCTTCTTTTGCCATCTTTGTTGCAGTTGCAATCTTTACAGATTTCCAGTCTGCACCATATCTCTTTTTGAATTCGGCGTCAGGTAAATCTTTTGCATACTTCTCTCTTTTCTTTAGTTCTTGTCCTGTTAGTTTTCTTTCATGTAAGTTATACATTTATTCCTCACTATTTAATAACTTTATCTACTGCGCCGCCTAAACCTTTTCCTTTAAGTTTAAGTCGTTTTAATCGTTCTCTTTCTGCTCTTTTTATTTTAGGCATTAAACGAGCGGCAATCTTTGGTAATACTGCTTTTTTCTTATCAACTATTTTATCTATAGCAATCTTTTGTTGAGGTGAAAGTTTTGCCCATGCACCTGCAGATGCCTTTTTACCAAGTAATCGTTTACGAAGTAATCTTCTTGCGGCCTTCTGTGCCCTTCTTTTTAATTGACCAGCATCAGCAAACTTTCTCATCTTAATTTTCTTTTTAAGAGCAATTCTCTTAGAAAGTCTTTTCATAATGAGTGCCCTTCTTCGTCTTCCGGCAACACTCAAACCTTCTTCTAACTCTGACATAACACTCTCTCTGACTTCTCTATTATACATCTTTGCAAGTTGTCTTGCATCTACACCCTTAAACTGTTTTCCAATTTCTTGTGCATAATATGTGATACTGTGTCTAAGATTGCCTTTACTTTCTTTTTCTTTTCTCTTAACTAAACCTTTTAAAACTTCAAGTGCCCTTTTATAATCATCTCTATGTACAGATTTGCCCCATAAATCTTTGACAAGTTTGACCATATTGACTGCTTCTTGTTGACCTGGTGTAACTTTTTTCATATGTTTTACAGACGCATTAGTACCATAATCATAAGGTTGACTTTCTTTTAGTTTGTTACCTTCTTTATCATATTTACCAGACTTCTTTTTTGCTATTGCAATTGCGGCCTGTTGTGCCCAAGAAGATGTTTCACCCATAGGAACTGGGTCCATACCATACTTAACACGATATGCGTTTAGTTGACTGACAAGTTTCTTTTGTTCATCTGAACCTGCTTTAGCATTGAATGCCTGTCGCATTAGATTCAACATGAATCTTTCATCAAATTCTTCCATTATTTGACAAAACTTTTTCATTATCCTTTAACCTTTGATGCTAAATCGCTATCTGCCTTTCCCCAAGTGCCTGAGGATTTTGTTACAAATGAATTAACTCTTGCAAGTCCCCATTGTTGTGGTGTAGTACCAGGTCTATGACCAGTTCTCCAAGCGGCAACACCTCTATCATATACTTTCTTTAATATTCCTGCAGGCATACCAGACTTATCTGCTTTCTTTTTAATGGCCGCATCTGCAGATTCTTTAAATGGGTCAACCATTATAGAACCTTTACCGAGTTTTCTAGTTACATATCTGCCTTGTACTTTAGGATTCCAATCGACTTTCTTTTCTTTGTCTTTGTTTTGAGGATAACTACTACTATATCCTCTTGCGATTTTACCGTTACGAATTTCTTTTAAAGTTTTCATTCTACTCTAGACCTTTATAATAATCTTTAGGTATTTTAAATTTTTTATAAAAATCTTTATCTAATTTCCAACCTTGTTTTAAATATGGTTTTGCCTCAGATTTTTTTAAAGTCATGCCGTTAGAACCTTTTTGTATATGAACTAAACCACCTTTAATATATGTTTGCATCATATCTGTATAAAGGTCCTTTGTGCCTGGATATGGTTTACCACGTACTACTCCTTCTTTTAGTTTACTAATATCTTGTGCTGTCATTTTGTGTTTCTTGATAAGTCTTCCACTTGCTAATTTACTTACAAATGGAATATCTGCTTTCATAAGTTGAATCAAAACATTTTTATCCTTATCAATTCCATCCATAGTTTTCATAAGTTTTGTCGCATTTGCTCCACTTATCTGTTTACCACGAAATGGTTCATATGCCTTTTTAAGTTGAGCAATTTGAGAAGATGAGAATTTTTCTCGTAACTCTTTTATACTTTTCATTTTAGTTTGCCCTATTCATAGTTTTCGTATCTTTTAAACGTGCTATATCTCTCATTCTATCGTGTCGTATTTTATCTCTTGCTTTCTCAATGTCAATTCTTGACTTTGCTAATTTTAAAGCATCACCTTCACCATACATCTTTTTAAAGTTACGAGTGTGTATACTTGGTTTAGTTTTAGCATCTGCATCACCAGGTGCTGGTTTATAAGCGGCAGGGTTATCATCGTCCATGTCTGCTTGTCGTTTGAATTGTTTATCTCTTGCTATCTTTGTTGACTTTTTCAAACCAGTATGATATGTTGCGGGTTGTGCCCCTTTTCTATGTCCTATGTCTTTATCTTCTGCTTCGTTTACTGGATTTACTGGTGTTTTTTGTATATAAGTTTTATATCTTTCAAAGTTAGGTTTCATAGTTCCTTCCACTTTTTGAATTGAGTTTAACCATTTACGTTGTGTCCTCTCCTCTACATCTTCTACTATAACATGATTTGCACCTAGATATTTTATTGCATAAGTTTCTTTTGTATTCTTATCTTCTACTATATCACCTGGTTGAAATAGATTACCAGATACATATTGTTCTCTTTCTTCACTTACTGGTTCAAACTGAACAGCATTAGTAAAGTTTGTTTGTTCTTTAAGACCCATACCCAATCGTACATCATTGAATATTTTCTTTGCTTCTGCATTTGATACAGACTTTGGTAAACCTTGTGAGAATGAAGTATAGTCGTTGTCTTTTGCGGCCGCTCTCATCTTACTTGCAGACATACCAGTAACACCTTCTGCGTCTGGGTCCCTATCACCCGCACTTTGAATGTCTATACGACTAAAGTTATAGAATCCATGTCTACCTTTTGTACCATTGTATTTCTTTAATAATAAATCAAATTCGTTTACTCTATCAGAACCTACTACCATTGCAACATTCTTGAATCCCTCGTTATACAAACTCGTAACAATCTCAAAGACTGTTCGTAACTTTGGATTCATAATGACTGAACGTGCATGTTTAGGGAAAAACTTTCTAACGGTCTTGATTTTAGTATTGTAATCAAGAGGATTTTTATCTTTATCTTGAGATTGTGAGAGATACACACGATAAGGATTTCTGCCTGCCTTTGACGACAATGCAGTCAAAAGTTTCTCATGACCTATCGTAGGTGGATTCATACGACCGAATGTAAAGTATACAGTCTTTTCTTCCTCTACAAGATAGTTCTTAAACGAATTAATTACCATAAATTATCCTATAAATGTTTTAAATCTCATTAATGTGTTTTCAGTTGCTGTTTTTGGTCTGTCTGCTAAATGCACATCAATACCAGAAGTTGATGGTAAACCCCATTTCTGTGCGGCCGCTTTAGCGGCACCATAAGAACTAGTTGCTCTTACTTCTGTTTTACCTTTTCGAACGTGAACTGCAACATAAGGTCTCATTTCCATTGCTTCACTAACACTACCACAACAAGTACATTCTGAACCACAACCACAGTCTGGTCCACATTCACACTCATCACCACATTTTGAACAAGTGTTTGGGTCAAATGACTCCATTCTTTTTCTCCTTTGAACTCTATAGTTTATTGATTCGTCCTCGCCAGGTCGATACTCTGCGTTATACATATGTCTAAATGAAAGTTTTGAACCATATTCTAAAGGTTCATTGTGTGGAAATGTATGACTCATTATTTTCTCCCTGGTTTGTCCCATCCTTTTAATATACTTGGTGAAAAGTTGGCGAAGGAAAACTCCATTCGGTCAACAATTTTCACAGCATCACCACCAAGTTTATCTACTGCAACATAACCTTCTTGGCCAGTTACACGATAACCTTTACTAGTTTTCAAAAACGTTTTCGTTTTATTTAACTTATCAAGTATATTTATAAGTTTTAGTTTCGCAAGTACAATCATTTTCTGTAAATCAAATAGTTTCTGTAAACTCTGTCTGTTATTTGCAGAGAAAAAGTCTAATAACTTCTGCATTTCTGCAACTTGTTTACTTTTACCCTTTTCGGTTTTTCTTGCATCTATTTCTTTCTGATATTTCTGTTTAATATAATTTATAAGATTGTCAACATGTTTTTTTGTGTTAGTTATTACTTGACCTTGTCGTACATATGTGTTATTAAATGTTTCTATTGTTTGTGCAAGTTGTTGATTCGCCTCTAATTGTCTTAATGTTGTACCTGATACTTGACTAAACAACTTACCTGCTTCTGATAGATACGAAGTTACCAGTTCTGTATCTTTTGCACTCATAGTAAAATTAGTCATATCTTTTAAATTGGCGTCTGTTGAAAATACACTTGATGTTTTTTTAAGACCTGATGCATCATAATTATAACTTGCCTTCATTGTTTCAAATGTATCACCTGTGTATTCAGTATGCCATACTATACCAATTTTTGATTTTGTCAAGACTTTTGCGAGTTCTGAATCAGAAGGAATCGCATAGACAATAGTGTTTGGGTGAAAAGTTATATACTCTGTACCCTTAATTGTTTCTTTTTGTAAGTCGCCTGGACCATAAAGAAAGTCACCTTGTATCACACTTTTGATACCAAGTTTAGGTAATTCTTGTAATGCAATCTTAAGTTTAGACGCCAAATCGCCAGATGTATCTGCATCTACTTCTTGTGATGTTTTATATACTTTTGGATTCTTGTTGAAGATACCTTTCTTCGCAACAAAGAACTTACCGTCTGTTGGGTCAATACCTGCAAATATGGCAGGCGCACCGTCCCACTTGACTGATACTTTACCATCATGTACACCTGCAAGTGTATCTCTTAACGAACGTAACGCAAGTATCGCCTGTCGTGTACCATCAACACCACCATAGAGAACTTTATCCTCTATGTGTGTCATGTGTGTATTCTTTTGTTCTGTTATGTATTCTAGAAAACTCATTTAAAATCTCACTTTTGGATTAGCATTAGACACATTAAGTCTAACACCTAAAACTTCTTGTGCTTTGTCAATACTAGAAACTATTAATGCTTTTACTTTTGTCCAAATATAAGACAACATTCTTTTGAGAATATTCTTTAAAAACTGCACACCAGAACGTACACCAGAAACTACTTTATCAAACAAACCTTCGTTTAGTTGTTCTTGATAAGCATATTCAAATGCTTCACTAAAAATACCTTTTGTAGCAGTCCAGGCACTACCACCAGTTCCAGAAGTTTTGAATGAAATATTAAATGAAGTTTGAGATGCAACATAGTCAACATACTTGTCATCTATTTTTACATATTGTGATTTTCCATCTTCATCAAACTTTAAAATAGTATTTGCTTTAGGCAAATTATCTTTAAACTTTTGATTGCCCGTCATTGCTTCACGAACTACTTCTCTATTTACTTCTTTAGTATTCAGAAGGTCTTGTAATGCTTTAGTCATAACAGTTTGTTTTTGTAATCTTTCTTTCACAAAATTAGTTAAATCATCATCAACACCTTGCTTGATTGCAGTTTTAAAATCATTGATTCTTCCACCTGGTGGTAATTTAAATGATACAAAATCTTTTTCAATTTGATTAGTTAGTGATTTCCAAGAACTGTCTAGTGCCTTTGATTTTGTACTATTAGGTAAATTATCGTATGCCGCGGCAAGTGTCGCAAGTGTTTCTGCTTTACCACCTGACATAAGTTGAGAACCGCCATACTTTTTTAAACTGATACGTTCGTTTTGTATATACATATCAGTCTTAGGTGTCTTTGTAGAACTACCTGCTGGTTTACCTGTTGTCGCAATGAAATAAGAATCCCATTTAGGATTAAGAGGGGCACTACCAGAACCAAAATGTTTCATAGTACCACGAGTGCTAGAGAAAGAGTTGTCTACGATTTTACTTCCAACTTCTAACCAATCATCATATAAAGGTTTCCAATTTGTTTCTGCAGATTGTATTGCTTTTTCTTTTGTTTGACCTAAAGACTTCATATTATATGCAACACATATAATATTTTCGAATTCAGCACCTTTAGGTACTTTTGCTTCTACAAGTCTATTATTTTCTAGTAATTTTGCAAACGACTGATTAGTCGCATGTTGTCTAAACTTTTCCATAGTTTTATATTATCCCATTTAATATAGTTTGTCAAGTATTAATTATCTACCATTATTATGTCAAAGGTTGATGATATATTTGTTCCTGTTGAAGCAATTGCTCTAACCTCAATATCTGTTTTTTCTGGTAAACGAAACGGTACTTCATATATTCTTTGATGAAGTCCGCCTGGAACGTCCATAACATCTCTTGTTCTAAAAATTAAACCATTACCCACTTCTCTCGTATATAAGTTAGCAGTTACGGCATCATTATAAGCACCTACTCCTATATTCCAGTTTTTTAAATAACCTGTTTTACCAGCAGGTATTGTATAGAGTGCTAAATTTGTTTGTCCTTGACCATATACTGTACCTAATCCAATTGTCGCAATTTTCGCCAATACAGTACCACTACCACTTGCACCTGTTGATATAATTATATCACTTTTATTAGTTAGTAATGAACCAGCAGTAGCAACAAATGCCCTATAAACTCTCAAAAATGATTTAGTTGAAACTGCACCATCTACTGTAAGTGTTTCTTCAATCTCATTATAGTTAGCATCTAATCCTTGAACTGTAACTGTTCTTGCACCTGTTCCAGCGGCACCATCTTGTGCATCAGCACCATATACATAAATTGTTGAAGCAACTGTTAGGTAAGTGTAAATTCCACCTTGTTCCCATATTGTTTCTGGAATACCACCTACACTTGGATTTCTACCAAATTTATGAATGTTAGTAGTACCAAGTATTCGTCCCTCAGAAAGGTCGATTAATTCTGATATTTGTGTATTTGCTAAATATTTACTTATTGCCATAGTACATCTATTTATATAAAATAGAAATTAAAAAAAGGGAGCAAAAGCCCCCCTTTTCTTTAAAATGTTATAAAATTATTTTCTCTTGGGTCTTGTTTGACCTTCACGAAGTGCCTTCATTCGTTGTTGTTCTTTGAACTTTGGGTCAAACTCTTGATAATACTTATCCTTGATGCCATATTGTCTTGCCCATGCCGCCAACATGGAAGAATCATGACGTTTAGAATTTTTTGGCATAGTGCCTCCTCACTTGTTCATAATATAGTTATTATATAATATATTTCGTCAAATGTCAAGTACTCAATCCAAACGAGAATATATCTAGGTTATTTGCTTGTAATGATAGACAGGCACTTCCGTCTGGATATACTTCAAATACAGAGAATGTTTTCTGTGCTAGATTTACATATAACATAACTTCTACTAGATAAACTTCTGTTCCATCAGTTACATATGATTGACCTTTTGCTAAAGGTTCTTCACCAGTATTCTTTACATATTCTTTTATTATTTCTTGGTCAAAGGTACATTCTATTGGTTTTGCCGCCATAAAAGATTCAGAGTTTTGTTGTAATTCTTTTCTGACTTCTGGTGGCATAGGTTCTACTTCCCACCCTATTGCGTTTCTTACTGCAAACGAAAAACTAATAATAAACATTAACAGTATAAAAGCAACAAAAGTAAATATGATTTTCATTTATTTTCCTTAAAGGTTTGAGGTGGCGGTTAAACCACCTCTATCAAATTAAAAACTCCATTTCATTCCAATGGTAGTTTCAGTTAAAGCGAAATCTTCATCAATATCATTATTAGCATAAACTGTAACCCAACCTATGTCTTGAGATAGATTTAAGTCATAACCTGCGTTATCAAATTGTATGCCTTCGACTGCTAAGTCGTCTGTGAAAGTTGCTCCGAATGATACTGGTCCGACACCTAATGAACCATATACAGATTGTGTATCACCTTCCATTGCTCTTTCATATCCGATTTCTTTACTAATATCCCATCCTAGAAAATCTAGTGTGCTTGCGGCTGCTGGTTTTGCTAACCAGTTAGTCCAAAATAAAGCAATGATAATGATTATTAGTGCGCCAATTGTTAGCGTCTTTTTATCTTTCCACATTAACTTTTCCTTGTGTTGTTGAAAAAAAATGCAGGGTAACCGTTGCCCTGCCCGAGTTTATTAAGTAACCACCCTGTCAAGTTATTTATAATATATTAACATTTAATAGATGAAATCAGGATAATCATCATTATCTTTTTTTCTCAACAACTTATTCTTAATTAAGTTATAGTACATTATTATGTAGTATTTGTAAAGACTTATTTTCATATTAGTTTAAATTTCTTTAGTTGTTCTATGACTTTTTCACAGATGAGATTATGACCTTCTTGATTAGGGTGAGAGTCCCATAGATATTCAATTTTCATTTCTTTTTTATTTAATAAAGGTGCTATTCCTATTTGGTATTTCTTTGAGTCTTTTAATATATATTCAGTTAAAAAACTATAACCTGATAATATGTATATAAAAGGCCAACCAACTAAATAATTATTATCTATTAGTGAAAAATATGGATTTTTTATCAAATAACTTGGTAGAAAAGGAATATCATCAATTCTAGGATTCCATCCAACCATTTCTAACATTTGAAAAATTACACAAGGTATTTTAAATTTTTTGCATACAGTTTGTAATTCATAAATAGACCTTAAAGTGTTATATATTAAATCTGAATTAAAAAAGTGTTTTTGCTCTTTTGTAATTTGTTTGTTTAGTTTATAGACATCAAAACTTTTTTGCTCTACTGCAGGTGTTCTAAATAGAGTATCGCTTAATCTACGCCAATCAGATAGTGCAATTATACAAATTTTCACATCTTTGTGATTATTAAAAATATAATCCTGTGCCCTTTTACAAATGGAAAAGTTACCTGCACCACCAATTCCTAAATTGACTACTTCTCTATTCAGTTGTTCACTCAAAACATTTGGCCAAGAATTATATTTAGGTATTTTATGTTTAATAGTAATAGGATTATTTCCTAATCGGGAATTAATTACACTCAGTAGTTGAATATAATCAGTTTCTCTATATCTTTCTAATGTTTCACAGTCTGCAGTAAAACTACAACCACTAACTACTATTTTGCTCATATGTTTTTTAATTCTTTTATTATAATTTCAGCAATTAATTTATGACCTTCAGCATTTGGGTGATAATCGTATTTTCTTTCTAATTGTTTTGGTTTACTTCCTGGTTTAGGATTAAGAACTGGACCTATACTATATTCAGGTCTATCTAATATAAACTTTTCGAATAAATTATATCCTCCTAAATCATTTAGAAATGGAAATCCTATTGTATTTTTTTTGTCTATCATTGAAAAATATGGATTTGTTATAATACTATTTAAAATTTCTTTTTTCAAATTTATATTCATATCATAGATTGTTTCTCGTATAGGACTTAAAAATTGAAAAAACAAACATTTAATTCCTAAATTTTTACAAATTGTTTGTAATTCATATATTGCTCTCAAAGTATTATAAATTAATTTTGATTCGTTATTATAAATATCATCAATTCTACCTGTTGTACAATTAGTAATTAAACTTTCACTATTGTTTCTAAATATACCATAAAAAAATTTTTTTCTATATTTGTTACGAAAGTCATTTATAAAAGCAAATTTTTCCATAAGTCTTCCTGTTGCTTGTTTTTTAAATGCTTCTGGAATATCCATTTTTTCTACAAGGTCTAAATGCATAAAATTATCAACAGTTTCAGATGCTCTACTTAAAAAAACATCTTCAACTCTAGTCCATTCAGATAGTCCTATAATACATAACTCTATATCTTTATGATTTCTCATAACATAATCTTGTGCCCTTTTACAAATAGAAAAATTGCCTGCGCCAGGTTTAGATGCATTAATAACTTCTTTATTTAATTTTTTACTTAATACTAAAGGCCAACAATCATATTTTGGAAACTCAAAAGGTAAAGTATTTATATTATGTCCCATTTTTTCATATAGTTTTTCATCATATAACTGATAATCAAATGATGAAAAACTATCACCAGATACTAATATTTTAGAAGACTTTGACATTGTTTATTTTTTCAAACTCACTTGCATCATTCTCATTATTGACTATTGGTTGTCCTTTGATATTTAGACTTGTGTTTAATAACATAGGACACTTTGTCTTTCTATGCCATTCTTCAAGTATAGGTCTTATAACTGACTCACAATCTTTCTTGACTATCTGTACTCTTGCAGTACCGTCTATGTGTTGTACTGATTTATAGTCGTGTTTAGATTGTGCGACAAACTGCATATATTCGTTCATAGGTCCTTCGAAGTATTCGTCTGCATATTCTTCTAGTATTGCTGGTGCAAACGGTCTGTATCTCTGTCGTTTCTTTATATCGTTGACTGTATCTTTAATATCTTTTCTAGGGTCTGCAAGTAATGAACGATTACCCAATGCTCTTGGCCCGAACTCTGCACGACCGTTAGCAACACCACAAACACCATGTCTTAATAAATGTCTGACAACTTCTGTAGGATTAATATCTCTTTCTATATTATATCCAAGATATGGACTTTTCCAATTTAGTTTCTCTGCAAGAACAAGTGCGGCCGCACCGAGTGAACTACCTGCATCGCCTGGATTTGGCATAATCCAAATGTTTTTATTTTTTATCTTTGAGTTTGCAACACAGTTCAATGCACAACCGCCCATCAATATAAGATTCTTTGATGGACACATATCAACAAGTTCTAATAACTTCTTCTCATATAATGCTTGTACACTTGCGGCCAAGTCTTCGTTACTTGCATTTGGAAATATATCACCACAACCTCTATGATTGTTTTTATGCAAGAGAAACTTTTCCATTGCTTGTGTGTATCTGGGTTCACCATATGCGGCCATACACATAGTAATATACTCATCTTCGTTTGGTTTCAGACCTATTCGTTGTGTGATTGCAGAATATAACAAACCAAGTGAGTAAGGGTATTTCCAAGACTTTATCTTTTTAATTTTAGAGAAGTTATAATCTTGATATGATTTCCATATACTAATTGTGTCCCATTCGCCTATCGCATCTATGACAAGTATGTTACACTCATCAAAAGGACTTGTATAGAATCCTGCGGCGGCATGAGATTCGTGATGTTTAAATTTGAAATTGAATTTGTGTCGAAGTGGTTCTTTTTTCTGACCACTAAACCATAGTCGTGTGTTCTTTAAAAAGGGATTTTCATAGTATGCGAAGTAATGACCTGCAGTTGGTTGGTCTTTGTGAATCCATTTATCATTCTTTATACGACTGTATCTTTCAGAATGACCTGCATAAACAATATTATTATTTTCAAGTATCGTTACAGAGGCGTCATGAAATCCTTCACTAACTCCTACTATTTTCATTTATCTTTATAGTAATTCGTTTCATCATAAGACTCACCAACATCTTTACCAAATTTTGTTATATACTCGTTGTTGGTTTCACCTGTTCTTTTATTTTCAACAGTATAAAATGTGTGGTCAATTTTATAGCCAGGATTCTTTTTTATTCTATTATGTGTAAATGCATCATCAACCCAAACAATCCTATTATTAGGATATACAAAATAATTACCATCGTCCATCTGAAAAGTATGACCACATTTATGCTCTGGGTCTTCCGAAAAGTTTGTGTCAGTTATACCTGTTTTGTTTTCCCAACCCCAATCAATTGTAAACATATATTCGCCCCAATGCTTGTTTCCATTTAAGTCAATGAGTTCTGCTCTACGTCTTGCAAGTCTATTACGAACGTGAACATCAACATAAGGTGAGAAACAATTCCAATACTGGTGCATTTCTATTGGGTGTACAGGTGCATCTTTCTTCCAACAAAATGCTTGTATAGGTCGTCTTGTCCAATTTACACCATTTTCTAATAATACTTCAAACAAAGGAACTCTATGTTCCATTGAAGCAACACTATGTACTTCGCCCCAAGTAAATTCACCGTGTCCTTTTTCGTGGTCAAAAAGATATTCGTTTCTAATATAACAACTAAAAGGTGGTATGTTATGGTTAAGATAACTCACTCTTTATTTCTCCATTCGTCATTTAGTTCACGAACTGCTTTAAACATCATAGAATCTACATCATTCTGGTCTAGTGTGTTAATCAAGAAGTCTAAGTCTTTTGGTAGACACTTACCACCAAACCCTAGTTTACCATCATATCCTGGCACATCAAGATAAGATTGATTCTGTTGTACTTGTAGATATGCATCTTTGATTTTGTTATAATCTGCACCAACTTTACCTGCCAAGTCATAGAATACATTGGCAAATGCAACTCTCATTGTACCTAGATTGTTTGAGAACATCTTAATAAGTTCTGCCTCTTTTGTTGATACTTCTATGTAATTATCTTTAGTAATAAACTCTGGTAGACTCACACCATCGTGTCCAATAATCCATGGTCGTTTCACTTTATCTTCATCAAAGTGTTGTTCTCGTAAGAATTCAGGCCAGTAGATAATCTTCTCGTTTGTTTCTTTTTGTATTCTATCACATGAACCAAGAGGTAATGTACAACGAACAACAATAGTGTTGTATGGATTTAGTTTCTTAAGTTCTTTAATCTCAAATATAACATTGTCTATATCATTGTCTGTAACTGTTGGTATACAAACAAAGACAACATTACATTCAGTCAACAACTCTCTATGCGAATCTTCGTGTGCGACATCATGAATGGTGCCATAATGTCCTTCTTCTGACCTTGCGATAATATCGTAAGTCGCACGACCTACATAACCATAACCCATAAATCCGTAGTGCATACCTCTAAATCCTTGCATCATAAATCTCTACTTATCCCTATTACTTCACCAATTAACAATACTGAAGCGGCAAATGGTAACCATAATAAAGTATCTTGTGCAAACGCTATTATTCCTAAACCAAGACATCTCGCTATATATTGTCCAATATCATATTTTGTTTTTTTCTGTTGTCTATTTAATATATATTCAACTACTTGTGATTGTACTATATCTTCTTTTTTCATTACTTGTCCTCCTGTAAAAAGTTAGTTATCATTGGAAATACTCCCTTTAATGCTTCAGCACATTTTATTGCTAACTCCCTATGTTCTGCCTGTGTACCATTACCTGAACGAAGTTCAACATAATGAATCCAAGAACGAATAGTGCCGTTCACATACAACCTAGATTCAGTAGTACCCTCTGGTAAGATTGCTCTAGCCTGTTCTTTTGCTATACCATTATCTATTGCCCACTTGTATGTTTCTTCTACAAGGTCCATGACTGCTTCTTGTTTGTCAAACCAAGAATGATGCAGTTCGCAATTTTCTGTTGGTATGCTGTTCTGTCTGTTAGTTGTATCTTGTAATCTTGCTTCTCTTAATATGTTTATATTTAATTCTTTTGATGGGTCTGCATATCTTTGTGAGAACTCTTGAAACGAGAAAGACCTGTGTCGTATCAACTGTCGTGCAATATCTCTTGTTGTTGTAACTTCTAAACAAGCAGATACCATCTCAAATGGTGACCAGTGTTTTTCTCTTATAAGATATTTAAGAAGTTTATGTGATGTATCGTAATTCTCTTGATTCGCAGGATTAGATACTCTTGCACAATAGGCAATCAAATCTTCCATGTTTTGTCTATAATAACTTTTATTTGGTACAGTTGAATAACTAATTAATTTTGCAGTACTCATACTTTAAATCCCTCAAATTTATTTGCCACTTCACTATGGTCAAAGACTGGTGTATCATCTTGTAATGTCTGTTCTACTTCACGAACATCATACAATCTCATCTTACTTCTATCAACACCGATTACAAATCTTTTATGTACAGTTGGGTCATTATATCTATTCTTCAATTGTTTGACCATAAACTGACCGAGTTTCTCTAGTTCTTCTGTTGAGATGAGTGCGAACATGAGGTCTGCGGTAGCGGGTAGTCCAAAAGACTCGGACGTATCTTCAAGCCCAATATCCGAGTTAGAATAACCAGAACGAGTCGTCTGCGTTGCAGAGAACAACGGTATGTTGAACTCGACCGCAAGGCCACGTAATTCTTCAGCAATTGCTTTAATGTAAGTGTATGAATTGATAGACCCTCCCATTGTTTTCATTCGACTACTTGCACAAATATTTAGATAGTCAATAAAAATCATATCTGGTACAAATTGTCGTTTGAGTTTTAGTTCATTGAGTAATGCACGAAAGTGTCCTGCATGTGCAGAACCAGTCGGATACTCTTTGATAATTAACTTACCATTTGTTTTCTTTGTTAGATTGTTAACCTTACGAGTAAACATATCTTTAGACATATTCGCAAGTTGGTCAATAGGAACATTCAGAAGATTCGCATCTATTCTTTCTGCGATTCTTTCTTCTGCCATTTCCATAGTTATATAGAGAACATTCTTTCCTTGTGTTAGTGCATTAGCGGCAACATGACACATAAAAAGAGATTTACCGACACCAGTACCAGCAAGAGCAATATTAAGAGTCTTGTTAGGTACACCTCCCTTTGTAATCTTGTTAAAGTAATCCAAATCAAACGGAATCCTGTCCTCTTCCGTGTGATAGAATTCGAACCTTTGTTCTGCATTTTCAACATAATCGTGACCTACATTTGTGTCGAATGAAATACCGAGTGCTTTAGATAGCAAGTCTGGTAAGGCATTCTTTGTTAAACTTTCGTGTTTACCATCAATGATTGATATAGATTCCATAACTGCATTATAGATTGCTCTATCTTGACACCACTTTTCAGTTGCATCATTCAACCAGTTATCGTCAATCTTTTCTTTTGTGAAAAGATGTGGAACAATATCAAGTGCCATATTATATTGTTCTTCACTCAAAGATTCTAATTCAATGACTAGAGTTTCTTGTGTAGGTAATTTATTGTATTTACCAATATACTTACCAATTTCTTTGAATAGTGTTTTATATATACCTTGAAAGTAATCTGGTTTGATGAAAGGCAGAACCTTTCTCATATATATTTCATTATGTAGAAGATTCCGAAGAATCGTTTGTTCAATGTTTGGCGTCAAGTTTGCCTTCCTTTCGAAGTTGTTCTCTTATCTTTGTTGCAGAGATATTATGTATTTCTGCTCCTAAATCGTGTTCAGTAAATGTGTAACCAACACCACGACCAAAACTGATATCAACTATGTTTGGTACTCTCATTATAATATAATCTACGTTGATTGTAAACCCTTTTTCCAATAATTTTGTAGAAGCATCTAATACAATACTACCATAATCAAAAGGATTATCATCTTGTCCATCACCACCACTTGCACCTTGTACATCTCTTACCATAATCACAACTTGACCTGTAATTTCGTGTGCTTTCATAAATAGTTTTGTATGTCCATCATGCCATGGTTGCCAACGACCAAGCATTTGTACGGTAGGTTTTTTCCAGTCAAACATTATTTCTCTCCATATATTTTGATACGACTTTAACTAATTCTCTATGAGTATCATCAAACCAACCTGAAACGTGATAGTCGTACTCATCTTTTTCTAAAGGTTCAAATATCTTATTTGTATCTTCATATCTTCCCTCTTTGATTGTGTCCATCCAAACAACAAAGTCTGCACCAAACTGTTCTCTTGCTTGTCGTGTTGGACATATAAAGTCTGCGACTGCAATCTTACCTGCTTTAACTACACCATCTGATAGAAACTTCATTCGTAACGATTGTCGCATACGACCCTCTGGACTAAAGTCCCAATCATCATATTCTTTTCTTATTTCGTCTGCATTTAAAAATATACCACCAATCAACTCTGCAAAAGGTCTACCTAAAGTTGTTTTACCTGCACCTGGCAGTCCACATATTAATATCTTCATTTGTTGTTCTCATCAAAAATTGTAAATAAAATATCACGAGCGAGTTCTTGTAACTCTGTGTTTGTTTCTACTTCTAAGTCTTCATCAGGTGTTGATATAATATCAAAGTTAAACTTCATTACCATATCTTTTCCTTTACCTTCAAAACCTACATTACCATACTTAATAACTGTTTCT